GGGGAATAATGAGCTGTCGAGAGTTGTATCCCAGTCGAAGTTCCCCGTGAATGGATTAAAGACGTATGCCATTATGTTTTAGTTACTGTATCTAATACTGCGCCTGTATACTCTAAAGTAAGAGTGGCTACTGTTGTGCCACCTGCGCCCCCTGTTTTATATACTACCCCCGTAAGGTTGTCTCCCGTGTAAGAGAGAGATACATAGTCGTGAGCTGGTATTTCCAGCCCAGAAATGGTGTCTATTTGTAACCTTCCACTCTCATCAACAAGAAGCTGGTAATCTGTACCAGAACCATCCTTCTTGGTATTGCCGTATACGTCTGCTGTTTGTGCTCCTGTTCTAAATGCCATAATTTTAATTAACTTACCTCAAGCCCTAGAAGGGCCTGAAGGTAAACTAACTACTAGCTAGTTGTAGCTGAAGTGTTAGCGTTTACAAGAACTGCTCCAGGTTCTCGAAGTACACCTACACCATAAATGATGTCTGCTACTGTCAAGAGGCCTAGGTTACGAAGCTGGTATTCAGCTTGTACGCGGGCAATTCCACCTCCTCGTGTCTGAAGAGCGAACCCGAAGGCGCTCTTGTGAAGAAGAAGGTTACGGTAGGTCTGAAGACCTGATACTACTCGTGAAGATGTGAATACAGGAACATCGTAAAGAATTCCTTTTCTTCCAGGTCCAGTCATAGGTCCGAAGTTACCAGTCTTAACAACTGATTGCATGCCGTTTACTGACATGTCGTAGTATTTTGAAATACCAGAAATCTGGTTCCAGAATACGGTTGGGTGGAAGAAGAATGCACAGTCTTCTAATTCATAGTTTGTCGAGTCAAGAGCATTGATTGTTTGACGAATTTCTAAGTCAGTCAATACTGTTGCTGTGTCACCAACTGTGTTGGTTGAGATTGAAGACCATAGTGCGTATAGTGAGTCTTCGAGTGCTTTTACTAATAGGTTGCGGGCTTCTGAAGCGTACTTCTCGTTAAGAGAATACTTAGTTGCCAATTGTCGCATGTCCTTATCACCAATTATCCAAGCTACATACTTGTGAGTGTCCACGGTGAGGGTAGTGTCAACCTGTGCTACAGATTCGTCTACTACTCCGTTACCTTGTGTCGTCTGAGTATTAACTGTGAATTCATTAGTATAAATGTTAGGAACATGTACAATGTCGCCACCGTCTGACATATAAGAGCTAAGGTCCATTACGAAGTTAGCAATTGTCATTGGAGCGTATTTAGGCTCGTTAACAATTGGACTCCAGATTTCTGGAATCATCGCAGCTAGATTAGCGGCTGTATATGCGTCTGTTGGGTCTGCAAATGCCATATTTATTCATTTGAATTAACTCCTGTACGGTTCACCAGCGTTTCGAAAGCTTTCTGCTTGTCTGCGTCTGATGTCTTCTCGTCTGTTACTACATCTGAGAATGTTTTTCCGTTAAAGAGTGGTGCTCGTCTTGATGCACCAGGGGTAGCCTCATCGGCTCTTCTTTGTTCTCTCATAGATTCAAGTGCGGCTTTCATTATTGGACTTTCTTTAGCGTCTGCTGGGGAAATTCCTTTCCCTGTAGCATATGCAAATACTTCATCCGTTTCCTCTGGACTAAGTCCATTAGCATAGCCGAATCCTCTTTTGTCCTCGGCTTGCATGAGGGTCGAAACATTACTTCTGAGCTCATCTGACGCATCAGCTTTCACCTCTTGGGCTTCTACCTTATCTGCATCTTTGAACTCTGCTAGTTCTGCTTCAAGCTTTTTGGTCACTTCTTGCTCCTTTTGGAACTTCTCCCTGAAATGCTTCTTTCGAGCGATTTCTGTTAATAGTGGTGCTCGGAGCTCGTCATCGTCTATTGACTCGGCGAACTCTTCTGCGTCCTTGCTTTCGAGGTCAAGGTCCTCATTATCATTTTCTTGCATAGTGTTGTCTATGTTATAATTTATAAAGGGTTTTTTCCCTACCCGATTTTACCGACTTTTCTGTCCTACTCCCAGTCGTTAAGTTTCTTTTTTTTCTTAACGTTTTGAAGTTTAATTTTATCTATGAACTCTGTCTGAATTACCTCCGCTACTGCTCGTCTAACTTCAGCGCTCATATCTCCTCCGTATCGAACATCACAAACCTTAGCTGTTACTCTCTCTGAATACTCTGCGAGCCAGCGTCCCGTCTCTGTGTTCATCAAGTTTTGAAATGTTTCTTTGTCGCTCATTATATTGTTTGTGAATTAGCTACTGGTCCTGGTTGCCCTGGTGTTGGTGAGATGGAACCTCCTTGTGACTGTGGTTGCTGTGGTTGCTGTGGTTGTTCATCGAAGTCCATACCCATGTTCATTGGTGAGATACCTCCCATCTCTAGAAGCTTGAATGTCATTCCGCGTATGGCTTTGTTCTGCATAGCTTCTGGGTTAGAGAATAGTAGTTGTAGTGTTGTTGTAATGAGTCCGCTCTTAGCGCCTACGTCCATTGACTCTCCTGTGATTAGGATGTCTACGGCGTATTTAATATTATCATAAAATCCTTTCGCTACTTTTGCGAACCTGTTTGTCTGTCTGTTGATTTTCTCTGTGAGTCGAATCTCGAAGTCTTCCATCACGATAGGTGCTGGGTAGAATCCTGTCTTCATTGTGTACTTAGCCGCCGCCTTCTGTTTCTCTGTCTCTAGAACCATCTTATCAAACTTCCCTATTTCGTCATCATCTCCTAGGAAGGTAAGAATGTGTTCTTTGTTGGTTCGTTTCTTAAATGAAGGTATAATCTCCTCTAAGAAGAGGGCTTTAAGGAATAGTCCGTACTTCTCTCTCTTGAAGTTGAAGTAACTCTCTACCATACCTGCTGAGAGGTTGGCAACTCCTAGTGGAGTCCTTGAAGGGAGGTTTTCTCCGCGTGATATGTCGAATGAGAAGGTCTTTCGCTCTGAGTTCTCGTTCCAGCGCTCTCGTGTGGCGTTATAGGCCGCTAGGTTCCTCTCTTCCATAGGAAGCGCGGTTATTCCAGAGGCTACCTTAAGGATATCTCCGTTCTCCGCGTCTGTAAGGACGTTTAAGCCCCCTGCTGACTCGTCTCGTGTCTGGTATAACTTCAAAGAAGTGTAGTGTAGGCCTTTTCGTTCTAGGTTTTCTGCCTCGTTTATAGCTACTTGGTTGTCTTCTAGGTATTCTACGAAGCCTTGTCCTAGGAATCGTCCTGCTACATCGTCCCACTTAAGGGTTCTGTAGGGTAGAGTCTTCGCTTTTCCTTCGAAGAGTACTACTGGAGGTACAAAATCGTCATCGTTGGTGTTGATTAGAGACTCTGAAGAGTGTGTATAGCTTCCGTCTTTCTTATTAGTGAATACATCTCCTAGGATTTCTAGCTTCCAGCCCTGTCCCTCGCGGGTGTAGACCTCATATATAATGTATTCCTGTCTCTTTCCTCGTTCGAACAGCTCTGTGCCGTCCCAGTTGCCCATCTTTAGAATCTCTGCCTTGGTCATACGGTGAACCTCTGCAACCACCTCGTTGTCTTCGAGTTTGTTTACACTTGGGTTCATTCTCATATTAGCTATGGAGACTTTCTCCCAGCTGTCCTGTACTCTCTTGGTGATGACTGTTCCGTACTTAGGGTAGTCATCTGAGATTTCATTTAAGAGGACTCCAAAGTTTTCTTCTTTGAGCCACTGCTTTAGGTCTTTCTGCATAAACCAAACCTTCCGTTCGTTGGAGCCTTCGGTTGGTATTAAGGTTATGTCTTTTGTGTCCAAGTCTATGAACTTGGTTGCGATATCACATGCGGGCTTGTTGATGTTATAAAAAAACTTTCTAAAGCCACGTGAATCAAACTTGCCAGATTTGAACTGACTATGGTAGTACAGTTCTATCATCTTCAATGTTTCAGGAAGATTATGTCTATAGTTGCCTGGCATCTCCACGTCACTATAGTATTGTTGTAACATTTCTCTAAGCATATTGGTAGGTTATTGGTTTACGTTTACTTCTTTCGACCCTAGCTAATAGGTCCTTCTCTTTAATGGTAATGGGTTTTCTATTCCAGTAGGCAAGTAAGAGGGCCATTAGGCGGTCATCATGATAATTATTCTGAGCGCCTGCTCCCTTCCTCTGTGCCTCATCTGAGTATACAAATGTCTTGAACTCCTCTAAGGTTTCCTTGTCGTGTATCTTAGGGAATTTCTTTTGGAACAACTCCTTCATGTTCTCTATGAGTTGTTGCTTCGTTGCAAAGTTTGTGTGAAATCCTAACTTCTTTAGGCTCTTCTTCTCTCTCTGTGAAAATACTTCTCTCTCGTAAACATTCTCCCACCTAACTTTTAAGTGTTCGATTAAGGCCTGTCCTATACCTGTAGCCTCTGGTACGATTAAGACTTTCTTCTTAGTAGAGTACATCTCTGCTAGGATGATTACCTTCTCAATCAAGGCGTGGGTTGGCACATAGCCTGAGAAAACAGCGACCTGTTCTCCCTCTTCTGAAATGACTTGAACACAACTTGGGTCTACCGCTCCCTCTGAAGGGTCTACTCCAATCTGGTACTCAATGTCCTCTGCTTCTTTAAAAATCTTTATCCCGTCATATTCTCTCAAGGGTTCCTTAAGATTGAATCCTTGGTCTGTAATATAGTCCGTTGAAAATACTGTGCCCTCGCTTAGAAGGTCTTTACTCCATAGGCCGTAGACAAACTTCTTTACATATAGGTCTGGTTTCTGGAGTTCACTTTGAATAAACTGTTCAGGAAGGTTGTTCTTGTTGTCCATCATAGAAGTCTCTATGAGGTTGGTCATCTTCCGTGGATTTCCCTTGAAGAAATCAAACCCCCAGTAGTTACCTGGGTTCGTGGTCATACAAAACTGGTTGAAGGTATACTTCCCACAAGTCTTACATACCTCGTACACTGCGTCTTCGTTCTCGTCTCTGATGATATCTACATCCTTCCCCTCGATAGTTCCGTGTTTACACTGTCTTCCTCGTGTACGTGAGTTAAGTGATTGGAATATCTTTTCTTGGATTTCCTCTAACTGGTCTATGAATATAAACTGGAAGTTGTGGGACTTTAAGTCCTGCTCAGCCTTCTTCAGGTCGTCCCCTGAATTACCAGCTAAGGCGTCTAAGCCAAAGAAGATAGCCTCACTCTTGTTGGTGAATACTAGCTTCCCTTCTCCTACCTTATGTTCATATAGTCCTGGAGGACAAATATCTACAAAGTCTTTTATGAAGGTACTAATCGCGTTTCCTTTAGTCTTACGTCCTATAAGTATTCGACAACCAGGAAACCATTGTGTGAGTAAGATTAACTTAATCTGCCACCCTAACGTTTTACCTGATGCCATACCTCCAGACACCAAAGAGAACCGATTCTTATCGTTTATGAATTCTTTCTGTTTAGGGTTTAGTTTGATTCCGTTAAACTCCTGGATTTCAATCTCTCCCCTAAGCCATTTCTGACCCATTTCTTCATACTCGTTCATTCCTAGCCTATATTATAACACAAGTTACCCCTCACTGTCAAGCAACCCCACCCATAAACCATAAGTAAGAAACATAAAGAGAGACACTGGGACGTAGATTGCCCCTAAGATTATAAATAGTGTTACCTTAAAGAATCTCACCTGTTTGTAAAGGGTTGAATTATATGATATCTGTATCTACCTCAGTAATAGGACTTAGACGGTTTTTTTCGGATGGTCAGCCTCCCGACCCCCATCAATCTTCAGCTCTTTCACCAGTATATTTAAGCTAGGAGTTTGTGCCATTTCATTTCCTGTGGGATAACGGCTCTTTAACTTTAGTATATTGTCGCCAGCTTTAATCGCGTTAGTTCTGTCGCTATCATCTTGCGCCCATCGCTCCCACGTATCAGTAATCTTAGTATCGTCGATTGTAGCAAGGTAGTCTTGCCATGCGTTCGTATCCGTAAGAGTTTGGGGTACGTTAGCAGAGCTAGGTGCATACCCAGCTTTTTCCATCACATCCCTCATACTTTTACCGCTATCCTCTTTATGTATGCGGATAGCATTTT